GCTCCATTCTGTTAACATGCTTACAGAGATGTTACATGTAAGCAAATCGCCTGTCGCGGATGCGTACACGCTTGGAGCGCTTACGCTTCCCACGTTCATATGAATAGAAGAGTTAGCGAGCTTATTAAATACAGCTACGAGCATCTGCTCTATTCCGTTCAAATTGCCTTCATTGTCCATGAGCGGCACAAAGATACTAATTGTGAAGTTAGCCATTGGGCTAATGCTGTTGTATTGATTATTATTTGGAGTCAAATAAGGGTCCGCTGGGATGATGACTACACTATTCGCAATAGGCGTAGCTGGTGGAAAAGCGAAAGTAGAGTAAAGAGTATTATCTACTAAAGCTGTAGCCAGTGTTGAGCGGAGTGTAGTTATGGCAGTCATTAGCCCACCATTGAGTTAGGGCTAAGGTACGGAGCAATAAGGCCACGCACTCGCGCTACTAAAGTGTTAGACATAGTAAATGGCGATGGAGTGTAACCATCTACCGACATGCCTTGGCCGCTAGGTGCCTGTCTCGCTTGCCAGATTGCTTCGGCAATAAGAAGGCTTGCAGTCTGAATAGACGGGATAGTTGTGTAATCTACGTAAGTTTCTGCCGCTACAATTCCAAATGGGTTAACAGGGTGGAATGGTGTAGGAGTATTATTATTGCCAGTAATGGCGTAACTAATTGACTTCTCGCCTACAGAAGTAATAGTTTTATTTCCATTGTGCTTTGAGCCTGAGCCAGAGATAACTACGCTCTGCCCTACGTAAAATACTTCATTTACATACTCATCAAAATATGTTGTGCCTGTTGTAGCTGTATTACTGTGGCCAATTAGTGAAGTCGTGTTAGTCCATAGAAAAGGCAATAATACATTGTCCGCGCTATCGCAAACTTCTTGCAAAATGCTATCCGCGTACAAAGTTCCAACGCCAAGGGCAGACCTTAGCTCGGCTACTGTTGTAGTTGACATTATTATCCTTTCTAAAGACTTAGTGGGAGTGCAAGGGCTCCGGCACCCCCACTAAGCGACTTAGGGTGTTACCTGACTACGCCAAGTTGTAGCGGCGGATACCAGTTCCCGCAGCCTTGGCATGAATCGCTAGATAGCCATACATGTTGATTTCGATTTCGCCAGATGTCAAAACATTTAGACGAAGGTTTGTTACTGGTGACTCCCAGACATATACGCTGTTAGGCGCAACGAGGAAAGCTGACTCATCAATGATTCCAGATGTAGCGATGTTGTGGTCCACTACGAGGTCTGCACCAAGTACGCGGCCTACAACTGAATTGATAGAAGCGTTACCCTGAGCGTTCATAGGTGATTCAGCTGTGAATAGTGCGCGACCTGTTGTGTCCGCATAGCCAAGAATTGCGGCCCACTGGTCAGTGCTTGCTACGAGCTTGTTAGCGTAATCTCCGCCTGTTGCCTTATATGCAGCTGGACCTTGAGTTGCGATAAATGACTGGAGACCAGCCGCTGTAGCTGCAACGCCTGTTGCCGCTGTTCCCGCGCTAGTAAAGTAAGCCAAGAGTGCGTTATCTGTTGCCTTCTCGTATCCCTTACGCATTTCATCAAGAAGCAATGTCTCGAACGCTGGGTTAGAGAAATCTAGAAGCTCAAATGAGACACGGTTAAGTGTTGAATACTTAGCAGCTGTAACAGTGTCATAGCTTGATGTCATTCCTGTTTCAGATGGTGCAGCGCCTTCAGCTGTTACAGCTGTAGTAGGAGCAGTTCCCATCTTAGGAATAGTAAATGATAGCTGTGGTACAACACCAGCACGTGTTACTGCATCAAACGCTGGGCGCCCAGAGAATGTTGTAGTGTCAAACATGTTTAGATGTGCTGGGAGTGTTAGACCTGTATTGGTAGAAGTCGAATCATCCGCTGCTAAAACTACACGGCGTGACTCTTCATCTCCCATTGCTGCCTTGATTGATGCGCCGAGGTACTGCGCAGATGTAATTGGAGCTGTGCGCTCTTTTACTGTAAATGCTGCTGCAACTGTTGGGCGAGCCGCTTCTACTGCCGCTGCTTCAACTGCTGGAGCTTCTGCCTGAGTTGTGTCTTCCACAATTGGCTCGCTTTCTGGTTGGATTGGTTCAGCTGGGATAACTTCCTCAGCTGCAATCTCTAATACCTGAGCAGACTTAAACGCTGGCTCTGTTACTAGAGAAACTTCTTTTAGTTTCGCACTAGACACAACAATATGTCCACTACGAGATGGCTTTGATGCGATTACCTCAGCGCCAACACTAAGGCCACTAACGAGGCCTTCCTGCGCAAGGATTAAACTTTCTGTACCTGCATTTGAGCGACTTAGCTTAAATGTCGCATAGATACCATCTGCGCGAGTCTCTGCAGAAATCATGCGGCCCACTGGCTTCTTCATGTCATGCTGAGATAACAATTTAATTTTAGATACATCTGTAATATCAATAGAACCAGCTTCGAATACTACGCCGCCCATATTTGTATGACCTACTTCACCTGTTCCCATTGGCACGATTTTGCCTGAGATTTCGCGGCGCTCTTCTGAGCACTCGATAGATGATGCTTCGATTATTAGTGTTTCCATTTAGCTTATTCCTTCGCTGCCGTTAGGGGTAAGGTCTGTCATCTCCATAGCTTGCTCGGTGGTGATAAGTCCAAGCGTTAGCATCTTTTCAATTACTGCAAGCTCTGTCATTGGGTCATTTTTTAGGAAAGTGTCATAGACTGCAAAACGAACTTCATGTCCAGCGGTTGAAATGTCATCCATTGAAAGTCTTGTCTGAATCGCTTGAATGTAAGGCTCGATGGATAGCGCGTAAAATTGTTTACGTTCATCTTGAACGTTGGAGTATGTCATGCTCTGATTATCTTCGCTTGATAATAGATAAGCTGGCACGTTGCACATTCTTGCAATCTGGGTACTGAGTGAGCGAATTGCATCTTGGTACATCATGTCGCGAGGTGAGAACGCAACTGGGTTATATTCGAGAGTAGAAGTTAAATAACGAGTACTATTTGTCTGCGCTCCACGTTTCCAAGCTGCGAGTAATCCTTGAACTTCGTTAGGTGGCAAATCTGCACCAGTGTTACGAAGATATCCAGCTGGCTGAGGTTGTGCTGAGTTAACTGCAGCTGCGCGCTCTACATCTACTGCAGCTTGAATAGTACGAGCACCGCGTTCCAAGATTCCTTCGTCAAATCCTTGGATGGTTACAATATCATCCATAGAAATTGGAGATGCATCTAAATAGTATTGCTCAATTCGGATTCCTTCTACATCTGTAGTAAAAGTAACTCGGTTATTTGCAATCCATTCAAAGTTTGCTGGTCTTAGGTCTTCTTGGTACCGCTCTGTAACTAAAAGATAAGCGACCCCGTACATTAATAACGAGTCCACGAGCCAAGTTAAAGTAACAAATGATGGCTGCGATTTAGAAAGTTGGTTAATCCAACGTGGAGCCGCGATTACTTCGCCGGTCTTCTTGTTGTAATACTCTAGCGGGATTGATGCCACTGTACCGCAAATAAGATTGCGAGCTCGTGCAACGCTTGGCACTGACATAGCTTCTTTACGAGTAATGCGCGGCATGATTGCCGAATTAAGCGAAAAGATATTTTCGCCCATAACTTGCGGAGCGTATTGCGCTTCTAGTATTTGTGGCTTACGCGAAAAGAGACCCATAGAGTGCAATTATACACTACATGTATGTCATTCGGTGTATATAGCCGCTATCTGTTGTGGTTGCATTAATTTACTTACAATCATGGCGATAGAAATCGGTGCCGAAATATCTCCGGCGGATTTCCTTTTTACGATTCTCCAAGCCGAATCGTTCACTTTTGCCGCGACATTGGCGAACTGGTCTAATAGCGATTTCTGCCCATTGTGAATCATTCTTTGATTGACTACAGCATCTAGCAAGTCTCCACATGCACGATAGAAATTTTGCCCGCTGCAGTCTTCGACTACTTGGCCGGCATTGGCTAGGCGGTCCGCGATTGATTGCGTGGCGTACTTGTCGAACATGATTTGGCGTGGCCTATAGATATCGGCCCAGCCTTTAATCTCTGCAGCTACCTTTAAATCGTCAATAGCGACACTAGATTCCCAGCTCTGTAAGATTCCTACACCTATTCGGCCATCGGGAAGGATTTGGCCGGCGCATAACGAAGCGTTGCGCTTAGAAGGTGATACGTCAAAGCCAAATACCGTATAACCGCCTTCTGTAATGGTAAGAGTTGAATCCGAGCAGTCTTCAATGCTATTTGGCGGGAATGGTGATTGTAATGATGAAACCCAACAGCATAAGAGCTCTGTCATAATCGATTCATGACTAGAAGTCGATAGCGATTCTTGAATAGCTTCTTTCGACACCGTTAAGCCTAAAGCTGGGTTTGCTTGCGCTACACCTTCCCAGAATTTCGGGGAGCCTACATCGAACTTATACATCTGGGGAGCTGAATACTCATAATAGCCAAATGTCTTCGGTGGATTCTCTTTTGCTCTTTCGACAAGGTTATTTAGCGGGATACTGAAAGCATCACCGGCGTTACTAGTCCAGAAAGTTTGGCCATCGGTTGCGCGAGTAGTTGGAGTGATAGCGGTAAAGGCTTCTTCGTTCCATTCTCTGAGCTCATCCCCCCAAGTGAAATGTGACGTTCTGCCGCGACTACCGTCACGCGTGGCCGCTACAACATCCAACCGGCCCCCGCCGAACTCTGGCAATAACTCGATGGACTCGGTGCCATTGGCGTAACGGATTGCTTTTACTTGGCAAGCAAGAAACTCATGGCTTTCAATGAGGTAGGCCATCTCTCGAAATGAGACCAGCGCCATAGCTCTATTAGATGAAGCAATAAGCACTCTAGGGCTCTTAAAGAGGAAAAGGTGGGCTAGGCACATAACTCGGCCTAATGCGCTCTTCCCGCTCTGTCTCGCAACTAACAGGAGTCCGGTGCGCCGAATGAACTTAGAATCTTTACCAACTGAGAAGAAATCTTTAACTATCAGCTGTTGCCAAGGCATTAAATCGATACCGATTTTCTTAGCAAACTCGATTACTTCTTCACCCCTAGATTCACCCTTAAGTAGTGGGC